ATAGTTCTACCGTGAATCCACTCACCATCTTCTTCAAATTTGAATCCCCACGAATCATTGTATCTAAGTTTGTTCCCTTGATATATCCAATTGGTTGCTTGATAGATTGTTCCAGCGTGACCTTCTTTTGGGTCTGAGTATGATATGAGTGCTTTGATTTGTGGTGCGTTTTGTCTTAACCACTCAAAGGTTTGACCTAAGAACCAACTTTCAATGTTATGACCATACCCATCAAATACAAATAAACGAACTAACTCTAACACCTCAGTTCTATCTAAGGTCTCTGAAATGGATTGACCAGTTAACCGACCAATGGGGTCACCATAACAGGCAACCCCAATCAGTTTATCGGTGGACTCAAAGAATTGGTGAGAATCATCTTCTACATACAACCCAATTGCGTAAGATACCTTTGTCCATGCGTGAGAGTAGTGGTTAGTTACCACCATTTCTTTTGCTACTGACTTAGATATGCGTCTTACTGATAGTTTAGATGTGTCAGTATAAACTCTACCTTCTACTTTCATTGATAATCGTTAAATTCTCCAAAAAGAATATGAGTCCAAGTTTCACCTTTTACAATCCTACGAATGTTGGCAGGTGATACGCCATTGTTTCGGGCCAATACTTTGATGTTTCGGTGTCCCACAGCCCACAACTTACGAATTGCCTTTACTTGGTCTTCCGTAAGTTTGTGTTGTGGGTGTGATTCTCCTCTTAGTGCCATCTTAAACTTCCTCATCAAAAGGAATTTCCAATTGACCCTGACCGGCAGTCAAGAATTGTTCAATGTTAGGTGGTGAGAAGTTTGGCCCTTTCAAAACCTTTCCATCCTCACGATAGATAGGTTTACCATCTTCACCTAACTTTGACATATTAGAACGATGTACCTCATCAAAGACATCTTCGATTATATCACCCATTCCGTGAGCAACCATAGTTCCCAAGAGGATGTATAGTTGGTCAGCAAGAGCATCGGTAATCTCAACAAGGTCATCATTATTACAAGCTTCCAAGTATTCTACCAACTCTTCTTTACCCAATCGATATCTGAGGTAGAATTCTTCTGATTCTAAAAGTCGTGGTTTACTACTACGAGGTTGATTGTATGCGCTTTGGAACTCCCAAAGTTGTTGTAACTGTTTTTTCATAATACTAATATACGAATTTATTTTGAATTTTCCAAAATTATTTTTCCAGCATCTAAACCACTTGGCGCTTCCCACCAAAGGTTAATTGCGATGGCACTACGAAGTCCTTTAGTTACTGGACTTACTCTATGTGGGTATCTGCCTGCTGAAAAGATTACTAATCGGTTGAATACTGGCTTTATTCTTTCGAGTTCACCATTCTCACCACTTTCGATTTCCAAATAACCACCTTCAAAGTCAGTATCTAATGGGTAAAATACAGTACCAATCATTGGTTGAGATAATTCACCTGTTGTTTCGAATAGGTGTTCATCTTTATCAAAGTGTGTGTCTAATTTAGTATCAACACCACCTTCACCATATTGACCAGTCCAATATTCAAACCCACCAACACTGTAACTATCCATAGGTGAATTTTCACCCCAAATATACTGAATCAGTTCTTTCTTTAGAGTGTCTGCTGGGGAATTCCACCAACCATCCCACCACATATACTGACCATTCTTTGAGAAGAATGTTTCATCATTTTGAATTCGTTCTAAGAGCTTTTCATCTCTTATGAAATTGTCCATTACTATCATAACTTTTCTACCTTTTTTAATGCCGATGCTATTACTTGATGCATATCATAGTATTTGTACTCTGCGAGTCTTCCACCAAATATCACCTTGTCTTTGTCAGCAAGTTCTTTATATTTCCGATACTTTTCATTATTAACCTCATCATTGACTGGGTAAAATGGTTCTACACCACGTTTATATTCTTGAGGATACTCCCTACTGATGAATGTGTTTTTTTGATTTTGATTATCGAAATACTTATGTTCGATTACTCGTGTATATGGAATATTATACTCGGTATAATTCATAACAGCACACCCTTGGTGATTTTCAGTAGGTAAATATTCATTCTCCCATCTAACGGACTTATATTCCAAATCACCAAATTCATAATCGAAGTACTTATCAATTGGACCTGTGTAAATTACCTTATCTGCCAAATCATCCCAATACTCTTTGTTTTCTAAGTAATCACAATCAGTATAGACTTTTATACCTTCTAGCATCTTCTCAAATATCTGAGTATATCCTCCGATTGGAATACCTTGGTATTTATCATTGAAGTAGTTATTATCATATGTAAATCTTACCGGCAATCGTTTGATAATTGACGCAGGTAGTTCTTTAGGGTCTTTCATCCATTGTTTAGCGGTATAACCCTTAATCAACTTTTCATAAACATCACTACCAACGAGAGAAAGTGCTTGCTCTTCGAGATTAGTCACTTTACCAGTATATCTCTGAGATTCAATCATTTCTTGTGCTTGTTTAGGTGTAGTCACACCCCACATTTTGTTGAATGTCCACATATTAAATGGAAGTGAGTAAATCTCATCCTTGTAGTTTGCTACTGGATTTAACTGAAATTGATTGAACTCAGCAAATTGGGTTATATAATCCCAAATTCGTTTATCATTGGTATGGAAGATGTGTGGTCCATATGTGTGAACGTGGATACCTGCAACATCTTCGGTATATGAATTACCACCAATATGCTTTCTCTTTTCAAGAACAACAACACTCTTACCCCTCTTATTGAGTTCGTAAGCGCATATTGCCCCAAAGAAACCAGACCCAACAATTATGTAATCGTATTTAGACATTACTTAATGCAATTTCGTGTAGTTCGTTACAAAGCGTACCAGTATCTTGGTATGCTGAATTTTCGATAAAGAATGAGAATTGAGGGAATGGGTTTATACGACCTTCCATTGTAAGGATAGATGTAACTTCCAACATATTACCCCATTGTTCAATTCTACGATAGTATTGAGCCAATTTTACAAAATGTTCATTTCGACTACCATTGAACTTACCTGCGGCTCTTAGATAGAATAACATTTTATCATATTCACCCAACCACTCATATGCCTCGCCAATCAACAAACAAGCGTAGTATCCCATATCATCTGGCATAGCAGGGTAATGGGTGTTCTTAAAGTCGTGTTTTTTGTTGAGGTAACAATCAAAGTAGAATATACATCTACGAGCATACTCATCTGAGTGGTCTTTACCAAATGGTAGATTACCCACATCGCGATACCCATCATTGTAAGACTTACCAATATACCAAAGGTGATACTCATCCTCTAATACCAAATTAGTAGGTACTTTATCCAGCTCCAAAGTCAAACCATCGGTGATGAACTTCATTGGTGCCATCCAAGTATCACCATCATTAGTAATGATGTGTCTGAATGACTTAGGTAGATTCATTCGTTGGAACTCCTCACCTACTTCAGGTAACCAAATAGTTTCGTGTCTTTTATCGTGAGCAAAGTACCAAGGTCGATTTGCGTTCCACATCCAAGTACGGAAGTAGAGTGAATTACCAGGGTCTGCTACGATGTTCCACGAATCTATTGAGGTATCATTTAAGATAGTCCAATCAAAGTCATCATCAACTTGTAATTGTTCATCAGCATCCATACGAAGAATCCAATCACAGCCGTGGTCTGCTTTTAGAGCAGTTTGTAGAGTGTGGTCACGATTCCAACCTGGATAGTCCCATTCTACAAAGTATGTAAACCCAGGAACACCATTTGACTGAAAGAACTCATCAATAATATCTTTAGTTCTATCATTACCATTACATTGAATTACATAGTAGTCAATGTGTTTCACAACTGAGTCTAACATTCGTTGAATGGTTGCTTCCTCGTTACCAACCATTCCATTTAGACAAATTTTTGTAGTTTTCATAACTTATACGTTTAGATAATCGGCCTCTGAGCGTGCTCCTACGATTCGTTTTACTTCTTGTCCATTCTCCAACAAAACAACAGTTGGGATGTTTCTTACATTATATTGTTGAGCCATTTCTGAGTTCTCATCAACATTTACTTTTTGAACTGGAATCGTGTTGTTTACTCGTTCCATCACTGGACCTAACATTCTACAAGGTCCACACCAAGGGGCACTAAAATAAAGATACTGTTTCATATTATTCCTTTTTATTTACTTATTCTTAATGAGTGGGGGGTAGCGAATCCCCCACTCAAATCCGTGAACTTTCACGGTCCTAAGATGAGGTCTTCAAACCCCAACTCGGTTATCCATCACACGAGACACAATCTGGGTCAGTTGCTTTCATAGCAATATCACCACGAAGTACTGACTCAGTTCTCATATAATAGAGTGTTTTGATTCCCTGCTTCCATGCTTCCATATGGACTTGGTTAATCCACTTTGGAGATGCTTGTGATGGGAATGCTAAGTTTAATGATACTGCTTGGTCGATGTATTGTTGTCTCACACCTGCTTGTCTCACCAACTCCAACTGATTGATTTCCTTGAATGTCTTAAATACATCCTTTACCCAATCTACTTGTTTGTTTTCAATCACTTGAGGGTCAATGTCCTCTTTTTTAGTAAGTTTACCATCGACATATCCCCAATTATCCAACTCATCCAAACCTTGAACCGAACCACCATCAGCAAGAATCTGGTCCCAAGTATCTTTGTTGTTCATACCCATCTTACGAAGTGCACGTTCCAACTCGGTGTTCTTACGAATGAATGTTCCTTTAGCAGTTTGTTCGGTGAATACGTTTGCAGCCCAAGGTTCGATACCTGCGGATACATTACCACTCAACTTTGAGTTTGATACCGTTGGTGCAATTGCTCTAAGGTGAGTATTTCTCATACCTGTACCAACACACCAAAGTGGTTCACCATATTCGTTAGCCAAATCACGAGATGCTCTATCAGACTCAATCTTGATTTGAGAGAAGATTTTACGAGTCTCGAATTGAGCAGGAAGACCTTCAAATGCCATACCTTTTTGTTGTAAGTATGTGTGCCATCCCAATACACCTAAACCAAGTGCTCTACCCTTCTCTGCCGAACGAACTGAGTTTTCAAATCCTCTCATATTCTTTGCTCTCTGAATGAACTCTTCGAGCACACCATCCAAGAACCAAGTTGCAGTGTAGATAAGGTCAGTATCCTTCCACTCATCGTATTTAGCAAGGTTTACTGAAGACAAACAACATACGAACGAGTGTGACTCATCAGTATGAAGTACAATCTCACTACAAATGTTGGTCATAAAGACCTTCAATGAGTTTTGTTTGTATGCTTCGGGGTTTGCTTTGTTCACATTACCCTTATACATAATGTAAGGTTCGCCAGTTGCTTTTCTCTTCTGAAGTACCTTACCCCATCTTCTACGTGCTTCAGGGTCACCATCTTCAAGTTTTCTCATAAACTTGTCACCCACAACTACTGCTTGGTGTAAGTTCAAACATTGGCGATTTACATCACCCTTTGGTTCACGAATTTCAACCCACTCATCAAAATCTTCGTGTTCGATGTTTAGGTTTACCGATGCAGCACCTCTACGAACTGCCCCTTGATTAGTTGCAAGGATTGTAGAGTCATAGATTTTAGCAAATGGTACTACACCATCACTCGTTCCGTTATCGGTAATTGGAGCACCTGCTGGTCTGATTTGGTTGATACCAATACCAACACCACCACCATGCTTTGCCAATAACATCAACTCTAAGTTCTTCGTACCAATGTCTTGAATTGAATCTGCTACATCAATACCAAAACACGAGATAGGTAGACCTCTATCAGTACCCATATTCGATAGAACTGGTGATGCGAGGTTCAACCACCCTCTCCAAATATAATCAAAGAACTTTGATGCGAGGTGAGGTTTTCTTAGTCTTCGTGCTGCTGCCGTAGCAACTCTCCAATAAGCATCTTTTGGTTTTTCACCAACAAGTAGATACCCTTTAGAGATTGTCTTTACATAAATTTCCGTGTTTGCCCAAGTAGGAAAGTCAACTCCCAACTCCCAACCCAGGTCTTCTCCATAATTTTTTACTGCCATAACTAATTAAAATATATCATCCCAATCTTCACCTTCATTTGCCTTCGAGTAGTCAGTTGGTCTTACTGCGAAGAAGTCGGTATGGGTTGTTCCCCCAGTCAAATGGTAGAACCACTCCAACTCATTTGCCGAGTCTTTACTGAATTCTATGATTTGACCTTCGTAACCTAATTCATTGTATTTTTCATTTACTCTTCTTCTGATGAAGTTTACAAGGTCTTTCTTTTTTAGATTTTCCAAGTCACCCATTTCAAACATCTTATCGATGTATTTGAGTTCCAACTCCAACATAATCTTAGCAGCTTCTTCTACTGCGTCTTTTGCCTCTAATTTGAGCTCTGGGTATTCATCACACATATGTCTGAATAGTTGACATCCCATTTTAGAGTGTAGTGACTCATCACGAACCGACCACTTCATTTGTTGACCGATTCCCTTCAACATATTTCTCATTTGGAATGAGTATAATACTGCGAATGAAGAGTAAAGTGCGACTCCTTCCGTGAATGCTGAGAAGATTGCAAGTGAACGTGCCACTTCTCTCCTTGCATCTGCATTTACTTTGAGGTCTTCCCAAGTGTAACGATTTTCGATGTTAGCAAGGTTCTCAAATCTATCAGCAGTTGCTGGTTCGTGTAGGAATGCTTCGAAATCTTCTAATCCGAGTGATTCATTCAAATATGAGTATGCAGTTGCGTGAATAGTTTCTTGTGAACCGAACATCATAGCCATTTGCTTGATTTCGTGTTTAGGAAACCACTCAGTTACCCATCCTGTCCAATAATCGGATACAGCACATTCCGTTTGTGCAAACCCAAGTAGGATATTACCTACCAAGTTCTTTTCTTCGACTGACAAATTTTCATTCCAATCTTTAATATCACCTTGCATTGGTATTTCGGTATGCAACCAAAATGCTTGTGCTTGTTTCAACCACCCTTCGGTGTAGTACTCTGGATATTCAAACGGCTTAAAAGGTATACGATTATCAAATAGACCCATACTGGCTCCTCTTTATATTGTTAGACATAATGTTAATTGGGGTGGTAATATATAGTCTCTAAAAACCAATATCCCCACTCATTTCTTTATATTTTTGTGCTAATTCTTTTCTTACTAAACTCTCCCCTTGTTTCATCTGGTTTGAGGTCTTTCTACCATCAATGGAATCATCGTTATATATGTGAATTTGACCAGTTGAGAAGTTTGCTTTGGATGGGAATGTCATACCATCAGGCCCAAAACGATTCTTAATAACGTGCCATCTACCAGTCCCAGCAAGTTTGTCTTCAATCTTACGAGATAGTGATACCACAAAATCAGCAGTCATCATTTTTGAGAATGACCCAGCAATCTTCGTACCTGTAATAATGTCATCTTCTGCACCACTTCTATTGATTTGAGATGCCGTGAATACTGGAACTTCATACTCACCTGCCAAACCTCTAAGGTCTTCGATGATTTCTTCCAACTCCTCGTGTCTCTTTTCTTTAGATGGACCACGAAGTAGGTCAGCGTAATCCACAATCACCAAATCTGGCTTCTTACCTTGTAGAGTCATTTTATCCATATGTGCTTTCAATGAATTCACACTTGCGGTTTTGGTTGGATAATGTTTTACAACAAGGTCACCTGGAACATTCTCCACTGCCTTCTTAACATCTTCCATATTGTATTTGAGGTTTCCTACTGCAACTCCACTTAGAACTGCATCATATCTTTGACCAGTATAACCTTCATTCAATTCCAAAGTATAATGTGCAACTATCTTACCCTTCTTCATTGCGTTTACACCAATGTTGACCAAAGACCACGATTTACCAATTCCTGGTGGAGCTGCAAATAGGATTAACTCACCTTTACCAAATCCACCTTGTGTAATTTCATCAATAACATCCCAACCAGTAGACACCACATTACGAACACTATCTTCATATCTCTCCACAATCATACTCTTGTATTCGTGTCCAATGTCCGAATCTTGACCTGCTTTCATCGCAGTATCAATGTTTTTCTTGATGGTCTCATACTTACCATCCTCTAATAGAGACACCGAATCTAAGATTGCGTTCTTAATTGATTGGTTCTTACAAAAGTCAAGGACTTGTTCTTTTACATAGACTAAATCATCACTTGATAGATGATTCCAAGCAAATTTGAGCGTATCTACAACTGATACCTTCAATACATCCCTCTCAATGGTGTTTATCTTGACTTTAAGGACATCTAAGGTTGGCATTGTCTCATACTCATCAAAATATTTTAGAATGGTTTTAACTAACCACTCAGATGCCTCCGAATCAAAGTATTCTGCTTTTAGGATATCATAGATTTGTCGAGTAAACGACCTATCTGATAATATAGCGGATATTACCTTATTCTGAAATGATGTACTAAACTTACTTCCTAACTTCTCCATATAGAATCATATTGTACAAATATACAACATATTTTCGTATTTACCAAATCTTAATTCAACAAAAGTGGTTCTTTGTAAAAATAACCTTCACTTCTACGTTTCTTATGCTTCTCAAATGGGTATTGTATAACTTGTTTATACAATCCATCCACATACTCAAAGTGAGACAAATCAGCAGCCTCACCATTTCGTTTGAAGTTGTTACTCAATCTATAACACTCATAAGTGGCATCAAACCCACCATATTTAGAATATAAGTGTTGTGGCCATAGAGCAGGACACCAAAGTGGGTCTACAAATAATTTTAATTCAAACCCCACTCTTACCATTACCTCTAAAATTTCTTTAATCTTTATAGAGTCAAACTCCCCAATGATAAGTAAATCAATATCCCAAGATACCCAATCTTCTAATAAGCCACCCGAGACATAAAATTTATAATCACTTATATATTGAGATTCAGTTAGTATTCTATTGATTAGGGTTTTGAATAATGGGTGCTCCTTACCACCAATACCAAACCACCCAACACCTTTGTAAGTGTGGTATTCCATTTCACCACTCCAAACCTCAGTTTTTAGGTCACTTAGCATTTCTCAAAAATCCATCTAATGACAAAAATGAGTTTCTTAACCAAGAATCTACATTTGAAAATGCAGTATAGAGTTTATCATACATAAACATCTTCTTAAATTCCACTATGTCAAAATTAGATTCGTGAGAGTCCATAATCTCTCGTATATTTGATTTGATAGATGATGATATTTCAGGGTCTTTGAGCTGCATCAACTGATAGTTCATCTCAATCGTTGTCACATTTTCAGTCAACTTTTGTGACAATTTCTCATCACACTCTGAATTGACCTTCTCCATAAACCCATCTAAAGTTAATTCATCCTCATTTAGGAATGACATTTTATTTAGAATTGTCTTAGGACCAACACCACGAACTCCCTCTATATTATCGGACTTATCACCCTCTAAACAACGATAGAACACGAGGTTCTGAGGTTTTACCCCATAATCTTCCATTACCAATGCCTCATCGTACATTTTCTTTTTAGTAGGGGCCCATACTTTGATTCGTGGGTTTACCAATTGAAGAAAATCCTTGTCTGATGAGATGATTGTGACTTCTTTCTTAAAATAGTGATTTGCAAGATATGCGATGATGTCATCTGCTTCTACATAATCAATATAGGTGAGGGAAATGGGTAGGACTTGGAGATACTCAATCAATCGAGTAAATTGCTTTCTCATAGATTCTTGTTGGTCTTCCAAGTCCTCGTATCCTGCCAATCTATTGATTTTAGTCAGACCAGTACGACCTTCCTTATAACCTTTATACATTGACTTTCTACGATTTGACCCACCCTTACCATCAAACACGATAACAACCCGTGTAGGTTTCAATCTTCGGATGGTTGCAGCGGTGGACAAGAGGAATCCTGTCACACCACCACAATGTTCTCCATCATCATTCAACGCAGGGACTGCCCCAAATACTCTAATGAACTGATTTAGCCCATCTATAATCAAAACTCGGTCATTTAGACTTTCATCTTTCTTTACATTATGTTCTTGACTCACTTCTTTGAGGAGTTCTGCGTATCTATTATTCATCGAAATCTGCTACTTCTATGTTATCTATGTTTGATTCTGCACTTGATTGTTTGTAAGACATAATATATGCATCACAAATTTGATTGTAGATTGACTCCTTAACTTCAGGTCGTTCTGCCAAAATGTCTTCGAAGTTCTTGGCTTGGAATTTGATTTCCTCACCAGTCTCTTTATCTACATAAGTGTACCAAGCACCACTTTGATTTACCAACTTGTAACTCTTCATCATTTGTAACCAAGAACCATAGTTGTCGATACCACTATCAAAGTAGATATCGTAATCCACCGAACGGAGAGGTGGTCCCATACGATTCTTGATGACTTGAGCACGGGTCTTAATACCCACAACTTGGTCAACACCACCAACCTTTGATTTTAGTTGACCCATTTGTTTCAATCTCAATCTACAAGATGAGTGGAATGCAATTGCCTTACCACCACTCGTAGTCCAAGGGTCACCAAATGATACACCTAAACGTGTTCTCAACTGATTTGTAAAGATTAGTGAAATTCGTTCTCTTCCAATAAGGTTAGTTACCTTTCGCATTGCCTTCGAGATAATGATGGCTTTTTGAGTTGCGTAACCTGCTTGGTCATAATCTGCTGAAATCTCAACTTTAGTAGATGCACCTGCAACGGAGTCTACCACGATTGTAACCAACTTCTTTTTGTCAGAAGAACGGACTGATTCAATGATTGAATCAATTGCTTCAAAGATGTCTTCTACTGTTTCCAGTGGAACGTACAACATCTTGTTTACATCTACACCAATTGCTTCTAAGAACTCTTGATTCATTGCGTTCTCGGTGTCGATATAGACTCCAAGACCACCTTTCTTTTGAGTGTCTGCAATTGAGTGAGCTGCGAGTAGTGATTTACCACTTCCTTCCAAACCTGTAATCTCAGTAATACGACCTACTGGTAATCCACCATTTGGTCTATTTGAGATTGCCAAGTCTAACATAGGAGACCCCGTTGATACCCACTCATCTAAGTCGGTTGGGGTTGTCTCCTCCCCATCCAAGAAGTAAGCCACCTTGTGGGCGGACTTAAACTTCTTGTTTAGGTTGTCAGCGAGGATAGAAGACAGTTCATCACGAGAACTTTCCTTCTTCTTCTTAGCCATACTAATTAGTCGTTAAATAGGTCATCGAATGCGTCTTTTACATTTGACGCTGGAGAAGTCGCTTGAGTTGGTTGAGATGTTTCAGCCACAGGTTGTTCGTTAGAGTCTGATACTTCACCAGTTTCCAACCATTGCTTCAACATACCTTCCATCTCTTCATAAGAAACTTTTTTGAACATAGTAGGTAGTTCAATTTGTTCTTTAGATGCAGCGATGATGTTTGCATTCTCTGAGATTGGCGATGTGTTTGGTTTAACACGAATGTAAGTCTCAGGATAAGATTTACCCAACTCAGCAGCAGTTTTGAATTCTACTGTGATATCACGACCATTTACAGGGTCAGTCAAATCACCATAGTCTGGGTCTGCAAAGAATCCTAGCAACTCTTGGTATACGTTTTTACCAAATCCCCAAAACTTCACACCTTCAGATTCTTCACCACGAACCAATACAGGAACGTAAGTACGCATCTTAGGGGTTAGTTTACGAGACAATTGGTAATCATCACGATTTCCAGTTGCTTTCAACTTGTCAGCAAATTCTACAAGTGGGTCAGCTTCACCAAATGAAGTAGGTGAAATGATGTTTTTACCACCAAATCCGAAATGGAAGTAAAGTTCAATGAACGGATTTGAAGTGTTGTGAGTGTAAGGCAAAATACGAATTTGTTGTTTGCCAGGTTGAGGTTTCCAAAGATTATCAGTCTTTGTTACTTTTGTTTGAAGAGTGTTCAAACGATTGCGGATTGCGTCTAAATCAATAGCCATAGTTTTTCCTTTTTAATTGTTAATTGTTAAACTTGTCACTAATATACAACATTTGGGTGACAAATCCAAATGTATTTCAAAATATTTTTTTCAATGTTCAATTTGTAGTCATACTACGGGTATAAATATGGTGCTGGAGTTAATTAACATCAATAATTCGGAACAAACTTGTCTTCATTACCTTATATCCATCACCATCGGTTAGTATAACTGAATTTCTATATTTATCCCAATCTACTTGGTATGTTTTATCCATTGACCCATTCTCATCAACAATCAGTCGGTTCAATGCATTAATAGTGTACATTGTATTTGATTCTTTCTTCCTATGAACCATAATGGTTGATGGTAGAAACTTTGATGTATTTGGAATGATATTATAACTCACTACCAATTCTTTTGATGGGTCTAATTTCAATACAAAAATCTTACGGCTGAATAATTCAAACTCTTTTAAGATTTTGCCTACTATATTTTCAAATTCACTCTCATTAGTGAATGTACATAATAATTGTGTTCTCACTCATTATCTCCTACTTGGACTTAAAACATTTTTGCATTTGAGTACTATAAGTAAAGGTGTTGTTTGTTTTTCCAGTAGCACCCGCTTTAGAACGATATGATTTTTGCCCTATTTCGATTTGTTTACCATCAGAGTCAATAGCGTATACAAATACAGTCTTACCAGTAACATTACCATTGTCATCTTTCATAATTTTATCAACTTCATTTAGTCTGAATTTTTGTTTGAACTCAGTACTATTGTTGACACCAATACACCCTCGTAATTTTTCACCATTTACTTGAGCGCCACCCATATTCACATCAAGAGATGTACCTACCATAGATGATGGGTCACCTTCTTTATAGTCCTTTGGTGGATAATCCATAAGTGATAGGTGGAATCCACGAATGGTTTCTTCGGCCTCCATCAATCTACCTAATGGTACAGCAATACCATCAACATCTACCGACCCTTCTGAATTCAACTTTTGAACGCGTTCACGTTGTAAATTTACTACTTGTTCACGTTCATCCGAAATCAACTTCTTAACATCAATACCCTCTATACTTGAGTCTTTCGATTGTAAAGCAAGTCCCATCTTGGTGATGACTTTAATTTCCTTGGTCTTACCATTACCATCAGCTACCAATCTACGGATTGCATTATATTTATCCTCAGTAGAAAGTGAATCTGAGGTTGCACCATCTGGAAGATAATCTCTAAATTGCGATTTGAGCTTACCACTGTCACCAAAAATAGCTTCTTCAATATTCTTTTTGAGAGTACCTTTATCCTTTTGAATAATATCTATCTGAGTATCAATTGGAAGTTCCGACAATCTACCTGCAATCTTAGCGGTCTGATTATTATAGTTATCCTCTATCTCCGACATCCTATTTGAATAGTCTTCAACTACTTCAATAGCTTTGGCTTTGACATCATCCGAAATACCATCGATTTTAGAGATATATGATTTGTAATTTTCACCCTCTTGAGCCAATGTTGAATTATCTTGAATATCAGAAGTTGATGTTTTGTCGGAATGGAATTGAATTAAAAGATTACCACCCTTATCTTTGACAAATGTAGCAGTATCGGATGGGTTCATACCACCACCACCTGCTTTTACAAACTCAATAGCATCTTCCTTACTGACTTCAGTTCCATTTGGTAAAAGAACCTTATTAGCATCGTTGATGTCCTTCATTTGAGCCTCGATTGACTCAGCAGCACCATAGTAAGTATCAATTTTATCAATACTACCAAATTTACCACTCGATTGAAGGTCACTTACTCTTTTTTGTGTAGTATCGTACTTAGTTCTAGCAGAACGTGCTGAAATGATACACTTTGACCATAAGTTTTTATTTTCGATATCAGTTGGAATTTTACCAACACCACTTGAAGCGCTTTGTTCTTTACCAAGTGCAGTTTCCTTATATTGGTCATACATTTTACGAGCCAATTCCTGCTCACCCATATTCGGATTCTCACTCAACATATGAACACCTTCACCAGATGCAATTTCGTTAAAAGCAGAACCAGGAGAACCTGGAGCCGGCTTTCTACCAGTACCTTTCTGATATCCTCGGAAGCCATACTTGAACATATCGTTCTTTACATCAGTATCACCCTCACCAGTATTACCATACACATTGTCGGTCATTTTTGCTGACTTCTTTGGTTCTGATTTAGCTTTAGCTTCGGCTTCGGCTTCGGCTTCACGTTCGGCTTGGGTTAATGAACCTGGGTCGTTTGCAAATCCTTTATCATCATCTTCATCTGAATTAGACTTACCCTTTTCAAGAGCAACTGCGGCTTTATATTGTGGGGATTCCTTCTCAGATTGTTTGGCCTTTTCGTAAGTGGTCTCCTTTTCAACTTGCTTACCATCTTTGGCCTTCACCTTATATTTAACCTTGGTATCTGGGTCAATTTTATCATCACCCTGTGCTTCCAATAAATTAATAATGAGTTGTTCGGCGATATCCTCACCTGCCAGTTCTGAAACTACCTTGTATGTAGCTTTCAATGACTCTACATTGGAAATACCTTCTTTCAAAGATACACCAACTTCGTTCCACACTTGTTTTGCTATGTAATCGATAAGTTTCTTCATAAACATAAATATCTAAAGATTGACCTTAACCATATCCTTATAATTATCACCAAATTCTACATCCGTTGGGAAACCATCTGATTCCATAACCGATTTTATCTTCAATACATAGTCATTACCATCATCTGGGTGCATATCAAACAAAATTGAGTCATATGTGTATAGAATTGGTAAGGACTTTTGAGATAATTGTAATTGAGACAATTTCTCCAATATAAGTATGTTCCGTTCGGTCTCAACGGCTTGAAGAATGTAGTTAAATAGTTTATTTTTATTTAATTCTCCGTTATAAGTTATTTTTCTCTTTAATATAGGCGTATATACCTCTTTTTTCATCAGAAACTCACTCCAAAGCGACTCTATATACTCCGAAGTCTTCTTAAAGAATGGGATGTGTTTGTATTCATCCTGAACACCACCGTATAATTGTCTAAAGGTAATTGCTTTTGCGTCTTTGAGGTCAGCGCCATATTGGTCTGCCAGCCATTTGTGTGCTTTTATGTCTAAGGGTATGTCTACACCTATCAATTTACCAATCAAACGAATGTGATACCCATCAAAATCCAATTGAACCAACTTACCACCCTCAAATCGTGATATAAACCTCTTACGAACATCACCATCTTTTGGTAGTGCTGCATAGTTGACTCCACCAAATGTATTGGATGGTCTTGAGGTTGTTGTAAGTGGGTTGTATTGAGTGTATTCTAATACATTCCCATTATGAAGTCCACTCAACTCAATCCAATTCAAACACTTTGGGTATAATTGACTGAATTTACTTGGTTTAACACCTATCCATTTCTTCTTCCATTCTTGGAATTGTTCGTAGTGTTTCCAAATTGGAATGAGGTCGTTTGCTTTGGGTGCTTTCCTTCTTCTGAATATGGTATAGATTGGTTTCTCCTCTACATCAAAGTCTCTTGCTTCGTGAAATAGACTCATTTCAAGGTCATACATATTAGGTAGGAAATCGTAGTGGTGTAAGAAATCTTTCATTCCTACTATCATCACCTCTTCGAATGGACTGAAATCTATCGTATCACTTACACAGCTAGCGTCTATGTTGTTATAATTCACAAATAGGTCAGTTACCCCATCGGATACTAAAATAGCAGATATACGAGTTTGGTGAGGGTGTCTCTCCAAACTTGTTAGAATGGGAAACACCAACACCTTACTTGACAGGGCAGAGATGCGTTTATGTAATCTTTCGTTTGTATCTACTATCTTCACAAAGGGTAATATACGAAATTATTTTCTATATACCAACTTTTTTGAGCAGTTTCTTGAGCCCAAGTCCCAATGGTTTGGATTCTCACCTCGACTGATGAGGTGTTTTTTACGAAGTTCAACCATAACTTCCCACTCTTGTGGGGTTAGTCCCTTCCATTGGAGTTTGTTGGACATTTTCAACCATTGGTCTTTTTCTGATGCTGTCATATCTTATCGGTAAAGGGTTACTATTGAACCGAAGTTCTTATCAAACACTTGAAGAAGGTTTTCGTAATCACCACTCTTCATTTCTTCCATAATTTGGTTACCATCCAACCCCAATTGGGAAGCCAGTTTTTTGGCAGTCCCAAGAAGGAAGAATGCGTTACCTTGAGGACCTGTGAGGTCAATTGTGATACCTTCACTTTTTGGTTTCTGAACAATCATATCTTATTTGTTTATTTCAATCATATTCATAGGAACTGTGTAAGTCCCATACCCATTCAACACTTTGAGAACGGCTTTGGTTCGGTTGATTTTCTCAACTCGGAGTTGTTTACCCATCAACTTTGGGTGATTTACTTTAACATTAGCACCGATGTAAAGTTCTTCTTTAACATCAAGAGCAACCACACTCTTTTTCATCTTAATCACTTCAACTACTCGGTTGTTCAACATTCGTAGTTCTTCGATGGTCATTTGATTTAACTCTTGGTAAGTCATATTTTTCATTGTTTAATTATTAACTCTCAATCTTACTTTATAAAAGTACGAATTATTTTTGGTATTTCCAAATTTCTAATGTTAAGAAATTGTTAAACTTTAGTAACCAATAAACTCAAGTTCAACTGAAGGAACGATACCTTTCTTCACTCCGTAAGGGTATTCTTCGTTCAACCAATAGTTTTGAACATTCTCCAATCCATTCAAAGCATCTTTGTAGATACCTTCCATATCAAATCCATACCCATATCCAGAAGGTTCAATCACCGAAGCAACCTCTCGTAGGAGTTCTTCATTCTCGTTCTTGTATGCCTTGACAAGAGCCAGTTTTAACTCGGCTTTCATCAAGTCAGCAACCTTGTCATTATGGTCATACATTTCCTTGTTCCAAGGTTTCGTGATTTCGATTCCGTATTTATTACCTAATACTTTCATATTATAGTGTATCAATTAATTTTACAAGTTGTTCAGCATACATCCAAGTATTCCAAGAGTAGTAACTATCAGTAGAACAAATACTCATATTGATTTGAGGAACTCTTAGAGTGTATCCGTTGTAGGTTCTACTACCACCAGAAGTGTAGTATCGTAACCCATTATCTCTCCACTTAACCTCACTCCACTCCATACAAGAGTTTTCAATACCCAACTCAGTAAGTAACTCACTTACTTTATTAAGGTTTGGCATTCTACCTTTTTCAGTAGCTTTCTTACGGAGGGAATCTAATGTTTTTTGGTTTTTCATATCTCTCAATCTTACAGTACTAAAGTACGACAATAAATTGAGATATCCAAACTTTTAATGTTAAGAAATTGTTAAACTTTTACGAACTCTGAATAGTTTGTGATGTAGTTTGAGATACCTTTGATGTCTTTTTCAGCAGTTCTTACTTGTAATAGATTAGCATCAGATGCGTTATCTCTAAGTTTCCAAGCAAGTTCCAATCTAATGTAGTGTTCATCTTGGACTGAGTTAAATGTGTCTTTACTCACCTCAGTTATAATTTGGTCAAAGTGTCTTTTTACAAAGTATCGTGAGTAATATCCCCTATCATAATCTTTTTGAGTAGGTTGTGTTTTTTCGTATTTAGCAAAAACAAATGACTCAATTTCATCGTTTCGTAAATTGTCATACTCAAACTTAACCATATTATCATTTTGAGATAAGTCTATATATGGGATGAGTTTTTTAGACACATTTTTTACAAATGCAGATTTAGTATATACCTCACCTGTAATATATTTGTGGTAATCACCAATATACTCAGTACCATCTTCCATCATCCACTCTTTACCTTCGGTATAGAGTCCTTTTTGGATTTGACCTTCTGGATAATATATCTTTTTTCTACTCATTATG